GCATCGGAGACCAGCGCCTGGCCCTTGGTGACGGTGCCGCCAAGGCAGACCTTGGACGTGGTGCCCGAGACGCATCGCACTTCGCACGCGCGGTTGGCCGCGGCCGGCTTGTCCTGCAGGATGCCGCAGGCCAGTGCGCCGCGGGTCGCGACCGCGACCTGGCCGTTCGAATCGATCGTCACGAAGCGATACTGCTTGGTCGACAGATCGCCCGACGCCTCGAAGGTGATATCAAGCTGGTGGTTGTGGTCGGTGGCCATAGGCCCCTCCTATCCTATTCCGGGTTAAGCGACCGTTGCTGTGACGCAACGGTCGCGATCGGGGCGAGCGCTTGGCGTTACCGCTTCGCGTTGCGCTTGGCGACGGTGGCCTCGTTGTAGAGGCGCTGCCCTTCGGGCGTCTCGAGGGCCTTGGCGTAGGCATCTTCGAAGGACAGCTTGGGATCGCCCTTCTGCAATTCCTTCGCCAGCTTGTCGATGCCGTCTTCGGCGTTGGTGACTTCCGCCGGCAGGTCGTGGCCCTTCGACACCGTCATGGTCTTGACGGCGGCCGAACCGCCCTTGAGCATGGCCTCGAGGCCTTCGCGAACTTCCTTGTCGTCGATCTTGGAGACGACGCGGAGGCAGCGAGCCTTCAGCGTGGTGGTGCCGGGCAAATGCGGGATTTCGTCGCCGGCGCGCTTTTCGAACGCCGCAATCTCGATCTTGTCGGCCTGCGCCTTGATGAACTTGAAGGTGCCTTCGCCAACCACCGACTTGCGGATTTCGTTGCCGTCCGAGTCCTTCAGGATCTCGTCGCCCTTCGCGATCTCCTCGCGCTTTTTGAACTCGGCTTCCATCTCGGTCCTGGTGTCGGCCTGTGCCTTGGCAACAGCCGTCGAGACCGCGGTGTTGATCCGCTCGGTGATCTGCGCCTCGGTGGGCGCATTGAGTTTCGCGATGTCGGCGGTCGCGGCCTTCACCGCGTCGTCGATCATCTTTTTGACTTCCGCTTCCGTCATGTCTTCGATTCCTTTGCTGAGGAGTAGTGACCCATCCGGGGGACTACGGTCATCGCGCTTCAGGATGGTGGCGCGCGCGCCGATTTGTGCCGGGCGATCGACGGCGGAAATCTCCGACATCTTAAAAGCCCGCATGATCCGCCTGGTGCCGCTCATAATGCGATCTTCCCCATGGTCTTGAACGAGTCCATCAGCGCCTTGCGCTGCCAGCGCTCGATCTCGGCGAGATCGCGGTCACTGCATCGCACCTCAACCCCCTTCTCGCCGGTCAGATGATGAACGGCGAGCTTCATCTGCAATCGCACCAGCGGCAGCGGCACGGTCTGCGCGCGCTTGTGCGCGTAGAGCGCGATATCCTGATCCGTCGGCGGCCCGGCAACCTCGACGATGTCGGTGTCGGTGTTGCCCATGTAGAAATCGATCACCTTGTCGTAGATCGCCCGTTCCGAGGCGATCAGCCAGCGCACCGCCGCATGTGAGGCCAAGCCGAACTCGATCCCACTCACGTCGCAACCTCTTCGTCCTTGATCCGCGATCCGCCGATCGAAAAGCCCGTGTAATCGCCATTCCTAAATTTTGCGAGAATGGCCGCCGGCGGCTTCATCGCGATCATGGCGCCCGTGGTCTTGGTCTCGATCCCCATCGCCTTGGCGATATCGGCCGTCATCGGCCATGCGAACACGATGGGACCGATCTCCTCGCCCTGGTGCATATCCTTGGCAACCCGGCTGTGCTGCATGAAGTCGGTCAGCGCCGACATCATGGAATCTTCCGGGATGTGATCGCCTTGCGTGTCGAAATAGTCGGTGCCGTCCTGCTTGCAGACGATCGCCCAGCCGAACACCAGGCCGAGGCCGTCGTCGACCTTGAGCACCTTGGCGCAGCCCGATTCGAATTCGTCGCCCGGCTTCGGTTTCTTTTTCTTGCCGTCATCGCCCAGCGGAACAGTCACGTGCACGTCGCCGCCCGACGGCTCGCTCTTAACCATCACCCACTTTTTGCCTGTGGGTGGAGCCTGCCAGCCGGCATCCTTGGTTGCGGCCCAGCCGGCGCGGATGCAGTCATTGTGGGCCTGGCCAGCGCTCTCGGCTTCATCGGCGGCCTTGCGGAAAATCTCCAATGCGGCCGCCGGCAGGAATTTCGCGATTGGCTCGAGCACGGTCTGGTTCATGGGCAACGGCGTGATCCTCATCAAGCGCGACGGAATGGTCGAAGCGCCGTCCGGCCCTCACGGGGATGTGCTGGCGTTCCTGTCCGACCTTGACGAACAGGTCGAAATCCAGCTTTCCGTGACCACCGACCCTGCGCTGCTGGTCGTCCTAACGGATATTCGTTCCCGAATTGCTTCCGCCGGATTAACGGTTTCGCTACTCGAAGCGCTGGCGCCCCGGCGGCCGGCAGGCCCGAAGGCCTAATTTCCGCTGGATCGTCACCACCGTTATGGGCTTGATGCCGAGGCTGTCCGCGATCATGGCCGGATCGACGCCGGCGGCCTCCCTGATGGCCGCGCCATACTTCCGGACCATGCGCGATTGCTTGAGCGGGTAGAGCTCTGGCGCCACGACCATCGGTCACTTCCCCCTGACCTTGAATCGATAGATGCACGTGCAGCGGCAATTCGCTGTCATCCCGACGTCCGCCGCAGGATCCCCGGGGTACATGATTTCTCCGCCCGAACAGGTAAACGGCACGTTGAGGCCGACGACCTGCTTATTCAGCTCGCGGTGGAAAGGTCTGACCTTATGGTCGCCGACCGTCACCCAGGTCTTGGTGACGTCCTGCTCGGCGACGCGGCCCGCGGCGACGGCCTGATTCCAGAGCAGCTGGTTTCCGGTGCCGAGGGCGCGCTTGGCCTCGGTCCGGGCGATCGTCTCGGATCGGTGCCTGAGGTAGCGCTGCCGGTACCGCTCGACCATCGTGCTGATCTGATCAGGTGACAGATTGCGATCACCAGACACATGACGGCGAACGCTCGAATCAAAACGTCGATCGCGTAATGCTCGATCGAGGGCCTGCGCATCGGCACCCTCCAAAAGACGGCGATAGTTGCGCACGGCCTGCGCCTGGCGTTCGGTCAGTCCGATGTACTGGCGCACCTCCCGCGCGATATCGAACGGGTGATCGCCGGCGGCAACGCCGCTCGAGATCACGCCGCGCACGGTCGCCAGCGTGTCGCTTGTCATCTCGCGGATCAGGTTCATCTCGTATTGCCGCACGAAGCCGACGGCCTGCGGGTTGACCTGCGAGAATGAAAACTGGATGCCGCCGGACTGCGTCGCGAGCGCGGCGGCACCGCGCGCCACGCCGAACGTGGCCGCGGTGATCGCGTCAACGACCGGCGCATAGCCGGCGGCAACATTCTGCGCGTTGATCGCGTTGATCGCTTCCGTGTAGCGACCAGCGCGCAACAGCTCGGTGATGCGGTCGACGTCGACCTGGCTTTGCAGTCGCGCGACCGCGTCCAGGTAAGCTTGCCGGACCTGCGCGCTGATGCGGTCGTCCTGCGCGAGCAGGCGGTTGATCTCCTCGAGATCGCCGGCCGCCTTGCTGACCGGCTGGTGCTCGATCGTGACGTCGCCGGCGTCCCAGAAAAACCGATCGACGCTCATGGCAGCACCTCAACCTCGACGAACCGATGCGGCGCCATCCTGGTGACGCGAAACCTGGTGCCACGATTTAACAGCGTCTCGCCCTCGTCCTGGCCGCTGGAATCCGGCAGGCTTAGAACCTTGGTGCCTTTCGGCGCGAGGATCTTGAGCACTGCACCCTGGCCGCCATGCGTTCTGTCATGGTCGCGCACCCATGCGACCGCAAACGACTTGCTTGTGGTCGTCGACACAAAGCCCTTGTCGGTGATGACGTCACCGGCCTGCAAATGCGCGATCGGAAAGCGGCCGTCGATGCCGCGATACAAAAACGCGTCCTTCGCCTGCTTGGTGTGATAGTCGCGGATTTCGCCGGCGCTGGTCGCAAAGGCCTGGTCGAGATTTGCCACCGCCTTGGATGACGCTGCCGACAAGCTGCCGGCGCGCAGCTCGCGGTTAAGCGTATAGGCGTCGTC